ATTACCAGCAATACTGAACACTTCTGACAGGCTGACAGACGATCCCACACCAACATTGCTGTTGCTTGCAATGCTCCACCGAAGCACAGGACTGCTGCCAGACACGCCCAACACCAGAGCCGAGCGGTTTTGCGATCCCGCAAGGCTGCTCAAGTAGCCTGCGGCAGCAGGGTTCGGACGAACTCCCGTGCCGATCACCAAGTTTGCCGTGGAATACTCCGTACCAATCACGGCTTTGCTCACAGCAGTCACGCCCTGTGCTGCATCGCCAGTGTTTCTCACTACAATAAGGTCTTGACCTTGTGGTGTCGCGGCAAGAGTCTTGCCCAAACGCATCGAACCGTTCACATCCAGCGGCAGCAGTATGCGGCTCTGACTACTCGTTCCCGCGTTCCACGCAGACCACTGTCCACCGATTCCCACATAACCTCCGCACGATCCAACCGTGGCGGTGTCGTACTGATATCCCGTGGAAATGGTAATGGTTTCCTTGCCACCAACAGTGGTGTCGTACACGCCAATCGTCAGGTCGCCAGTGATTCCGCTGCGAATGTCGCTCACCAAGAATTCGGTCAAGTCCGCAGCAGTTACACCCACAGCCGCGCCACGAACATCTCCGCGATACGAGAACAGGTATCCGCTGCCTGCACCCGTAGCCATGAACAGGGGCTTACGAACCTGTCCGTCTGCTGATGGAGCAGATGTTGTATACGATGCCGTTGCGCTCTCGAACGCGCCGCTTGTACCAGCGCAGTTCGTGTTGAGGAAATGCACGCTTCCGATGTCGCCCGAGAGTGAAGGAGACAGACCCGCAACATCAAAGAATCCGTCCATGAGAATATCAAACGACTCGTATGCCTGTGTGCCTGATCCTGTTGCGCCGATCAGGTCGATCACCATGCCCGCGACTTCTGCCTCCTCCGAGGAGTTTGCCTGAGCCTTTACATAGATGCCGCCTGAATAATTTGCTTCAAGGGTTTCTCCTGCGCCAACGCTATAGGAAAGCGTGACACCAGTGGGGTAAGCCTTGAACCGCACCACATCGCCCTTGTTGAAGCGGTTGATCTGAAAAATGCGAGTGGCAACCGAAGAAGCATTCGCAAGGTTCAGCGGCGAGGCAAGCACACCACCCGTGAACGGCAGCACAACCGCCGAGGTGGAACTTGTTGCAATGAGTACAGCCTTGTGAACCGATCCAGATGCAGTAGGCTGAACTGAGGTGAGTTTTCCTGAGTTGTAGGGTGACAGGTAGTAGGTTCTGCCTGCCTGTAAAGCACCACCACTGTCGGTTTCGCCAGAAAAATCACCAATTATTTCACCGATGAAGGTGAGTTCGAATGTGGTGGAGTCTATGGATTTAGAAACGATTCCGAGTACTTCTGCGTTTTCAGAAGAGTTAGCCAATGCACGCACATAATCAGTGCCATCAAATCGCACAACGGCTCCAATATTGAACCCATGTGCAGTCGATGTTTTAACCACTTTTCTGTTTGCACCATCCGAAATATTCACAAACGGACGGGTTCCATAAGCACTACCGCTGTACACCTCAATGAAGGCAGTAGAACCAGTAGGAGCATATCGCTCAAACTTTAGTGTTCGGTCGTATGTGGTTCCTGTTCCATCCAAACGGATCTGTAGTCCGTGTTCGGCTGTTCCGCCTCCGTCTATGCGAATACCGCTGCCGTGAACAGGCAAGACTCCGCTAGAGTGAGGAACGATTCCGAATGTTGATCCGTTTATTCCAATGTGCGAGTTAGACCTCCACACACCAGTCAGACCATGAACCTGATCGTATTGCCACAGCCACTCTGCGGTGTTTCCGCTGCCACGCTTGAGCAAAAGACCACCACCGCCAGCGGTGTTGATGTTTGCATCACTCGCTGCTGCCGTGTCTCCTAGAACTATAGCGTAGTCATCAATCGTGACAACATTCGCATTCACCGTGAATGTGCTGGCATTGAATGTAACATCCCCGTTGAATGTCACTCCGCTGCTGAACACCACGGGATTCAGGAATGTGACTCCCTTGCCCACATTGTCTGCAATTTCGGCTTGGAGTGTTCCGCCAGCAGCAGTGGAAACAGAAATAGACGAAGAACTCACGCCTTCGTACACCCGCATCTTGTTCAGTTTATATGTCTGCGTGTTCGTGGTGTCACGCCAAACATTAAAGTTGTCACCCAACTCCACGCTGGGAATCTGATAGGTGTTTACATCTGGTCCTGTGCTTGCTGCCATAGGTTAGTTGCTCTTCCGTGTGTTCAGTAGCGACCGTATTTCCTGAAGTTCCGCTTTCAGGGTATTTATCTCGGATTTCAGTGACTCCACCTCTTGCTCCGCGTTCTTTTTTGCTCTGAAGTCTTCCGCAGTCTTCGGATCAACCAAAAGCACATGAGTGTTCAGCGGATGCCTAGTGTATCTGCTCATTGGATGAAACTCACCGTTCGAATGTTTCTCGCAGCAGGAGTCTTGTAGTAGGTTTGTGACGAGGAGTTCGTCAGCAAGTCTACGCGAATCTGATAGGACTTGAATGAACTGCTTGTGGGTGCCACTCGGAAATACACTTCACGGAAATCAATCTCGCTGGTGCTGTTGAATGCACCCGTGACCCGTGTCGCGGTCTGCCAAGTCTTGCTGAAAATGTCATCCTCACCCTCCACGCTGAATCGGTAATACACCGCAATCGAACTTCCTGTTGGAATATTTGAATCAACAAACACCGCCAGTCCGTTTGAAGACAGTTCCTGTGGCAACTCCACAACACGGGACACATAGGTGGATCGGGTCAGTGCAGACGGTGAGAACAGGGTCATGCTCGCGGCATACAGGGTTTGAGTGTCCACCACTGGCGAAATAGTGGTGTCTGAACCCCGAGTCATGGTGTATCTAAGAGTTGGGTTGCTGGTGAACAGAGAAGTCAAGTACAACGATTCTCTGTTCAAGAATGTCACAGAATTGTTTTCCGTTCCAATCGTTCTGCTGATGGTGCTTCCTTCAGGAATTATTTCAGAAGAAGACAGGTTCAGAACCTGTGCGTTCGTGGCAGAGGACACGGTGTAGTTCACCGTTCCATTCGATTGGAACTCACATCGCTTCACCTTGAACATGAGATCGGTAACATTGTCTGCCACCGCTGAACCGATTCCTTGTGGTGCAAACAGAGTACCAACAAGTTGATTGTTTCCTGCTCGTCCCGTAGTGGCATCCTGATTCTGCAAACCATTGATTGCCGAATCAGCCGCATACAGTTCATAGTCATCACTATTTGCCAGCACACAGATTGCGTACTCGCCTGGTTCAAGGTAAACAGGACTGCTGAACGCAAATTGTGTTTCAGTGGGAGACACGGAGTTTGCGTTCACTGCGCTAGGCAGCAGCGTGACTGTGCTGAATGGCAGCACAACAGACGGTGACGGATATCCAGATATTGTTGGGCGGATCTGTACCGTGACAGGAAGAGCCGAGTCCTTTTTGCTGAAATACAGGGACACACTGCTCAAGAATATTCCGTTCGGGTTCGTCTTCTTGTCCACGAAGAATGTCTGCGAAAGCGGATCACTCCAGTGAGTGCTTTCCACCGAATCAATGTCTCGGTTGAACGGATCTTTGGAGACAGTTTCGCTGCTTGTGAGTTGCCGCCGAAGTTCAGGTGGACGAGTGGAATACGAACCCGATTCTCTTTGTGAAAGCACTCCTGTGCAGTGATACACTGCTTCTGCTGCTATGGTAGAATTGGCAACAACAGCAGAATCAGAAATACGCACAACTCTGCTACCACTCAAGAAAGTACCAGCACTGATCCCGAACGATACCGAGCAAGATCCACTAGCGTCTGTGGATATGCCTGTCTTGACCACTTCTCCATCAAAATAGAGAGACAGTCCTGTTACATTTGGCTTTAATCCTCTGACTGTTGCAGTAATGTTTGTCTGCACAGGAATATACGGAACCACGCTCTGATCCACAACACGAGAGCCAATAGTCTTCTTGATGCGATTCTTCAGTCTGCGTGTGCGGATAAAGTTGCTGGTCTTCTGATTCGTAGATTCAATCTTTCTTGACACACCAAACCGAACGCTTCCAGAGTTTACCGATGGAATGGCAGAATCAGAATTTGCGTGGGGCAGTTCCACGATACGCTTCTGAACATCGTCCTGTTCTTCTTCAATCTGCTCAATACCTGTCCATAGGCTTTCCCAATCGTTCCACTGCGTACCGAATCCACGGTCGTTGTTGGCGTTGGACGACAGCCAGTTGTCGTTTTCCATCAAGGCATTTGTCTTTACAACAGGACGATATCCCGTGTCGTAGTACGGCTCAACCGAGCGGCTGAGTTTCATAAATCCAAGCCAGTTTACCGTGTTAGACGGATTGATCTTTACGGTCTTGGTGTACTGATTGTTGGAGATATAGGTTGCTCCGCTGTAACTCAGCGTAAGCAATCCATCCGAAGACAGTGTTGTACCGTTGTGGGACGGCGCACCGAAACTAATGTTTTCTGTGCGGAAGAACGGACGCAATTCACCTCGTTCAAAATCAATTGAACATAAGTGCTGATTGCCTGAAACATCTGCAACAGAGTGTCCATAAAATTCATCGGACAGTATAGAAGTCTTCAGTGGTTCGGTTGCTGCAACAGCAGTACGCAAAGAACGAGCCTCTATTTCTGATTCAGACAGAGACAGTTTTGCAAATACTTCTACTTCGTCCACCCGCTTTTCAATCTTTCCGATGTCTGCCATCGTATACCGTCTACTGTCCACAGGAGTGATGACCACATCACTTGCGTCATGTGTGTACGCAGGAACAGTCAGAACAGCAATCACAAGTCCTTCTGCTGGATCGGGTGGAGCAACTGGCGACAGATCAGGAGTTCCGCTTACCAAGAAAAACAGCGGAGATCCGTCTTCGGGATCTGCCTTCACGCACAGTTTGTCGATGCGTGGCAGATAGTGGCTGTAAGACACAGCGGTATTTTCAGCAGAACCAAACTCATACAAGCCGTAAGGCTTGATCATCTGCGTGGTACTGTTCGCAAATGTTCGGCGGAAATCCAAGCAATTTGCCAGAGATACTGTCTTTCCTGTTCTTGGGTTCGTGTAGAGCGGTATCTTGTCGTAAGAGAAATTGGGGTTGTTGCTGTGTACATACGAGTGCTTGCCGATGAAAGGTGCAGAAGCCAGCCCCTGATGATCAAAATACGAGAAAGAAACAGTTATGGTGCGAACACCAGAAACGGTAAACAGAGCATTGTCTGTTTCAGAGTCTTTTACAAATATTCTGCCGTTTGTATAGTTTGTTTCTCGCTGACCATCATCTAGTTCAAAATACTGTGTTACATCCGTGGTAACGGCAGGAGATCCGCTGGTGTAAGTAACCGAAGACACCGCATACACATCGGCTTGGTTTAATGTAAAGAACTTTCTACCAAGTGCATCCGTGCTGAAGTTTGTAGTGGTGAATTGTTGTGTGCTGTTCGTGGAAACTTTGTAGCGATAGGTTGACAGCGTTGCGATGTTTGGGGTGTACACAACGGGCATAACCGCACGAAGACTACCAGCCGTGCCAGCAGTAAATCCTGTAGGAGCGCCAGTAACCGTAAGAGTAACTTCATTTAGAGAAGAGTTTGTTGATAGTGTTCCGTTTCGCGGAGAGAACGCTATAGAATCTCCACGCACAAAACTAATTTCGCTAATGTCATCAGAACTTACATTGTTTGTTCCGTAGTTTTGGAATGCAAACACGCTAGAATCATCTGTTCCGATTGTGCTACTAAAGTGACTCTTGTTTACGGTATAGGTTGTCGAGTTTCCTGTGGTAGAAACAGACACAGGAGTTGATACATCACCCACCAGTTTTGTGTATACCTTTACAGAACTGATTGCATCCAATGCGTAGCCTGGTTGCAGTTCGTACAGCAAAGACAAATCGTTTGCGCCTTGGAAAGCACCAAATACCGTTCCTGTCTGTGGGACAAACTGACCAAGAGTATGACCAGAGGAATTGTAAAGATTTGCTGTTATCGCTGTTGCTGCACTACCACTCATACCGTAGAAGAATAGCCTATAGTAATAACCAGTTGCGCCACCAGGTCCACTAGTTACTGCTCTCTCGGGAGTCGGCAAGGCTCCATGAACACGACCTCTGCCAACAATTGCACCAGAAGCGTTGCGGAAAATTGCCTCAGCAGAACCCATGCTTATGGTTGCTAGGTTCGTAGAGAATGTGGTTCCGAATCCTGAAGCCGTATTTCCCATGCAAACGCCAAGGTAGTTTCCGATCCCAAAAGGATAGGACTGACCAGTTTCCGTCTGCGTTGTTCTTGCTTTTCCTAACTGTAGTGTCTGTGGGTGTACATTTTCCACTTCATGTCCAAGCACATAAGCCTTTCCGCTTCCGATTGAAAGAGAAAGAGCCGAATCAGATGTACCGTTTTTCACAGTGAGATCAAAAGGATTCACCATGTACGATCCCGACTCATCGTATGTGCGGCGAGCCAAAGCCTTTTCAATTTCACCGTATGTGATGCGGTCAACCTTCTTTGTGATCTTACCGCTCTCGAAACGCAGCAATTCCACAAAATCATCGGTGGTGGCATCCAAATCCGTCTGATCAAGGGTCAGGACTACTTTGTAACGATCTGCTCCTGGCGCGTTGTAGTTGTACGATCCAATTGCAGGATCGCGCAAAGTGGAGTCTTCCTGTTCCGTGATAGAGTCACGGGTAACAGTGAAACCAATCTTCTTGGACAGAGTTTCAAATGCGGAGAAAGACAAGTCGCGGTAAGAAAGACCAGTAGTGGTGTACGGCGAAAAATGCTGTGTGTCGGTTCGTGCAAAAAAACCATCAACATAGAAAATTCCGCTAGAAACGGTGACTAGTTTGCAGTTGCCTGCTGTGGGATACGATTGTGTTGGAATCGCAAGTCCGTTCAGTGTAACAGAATCTTTAGAAAAATTGCATACACCTGTCGAAAAAGCAGTTCCCGACACAAAGTCCACAACAAGAATTAGATGGTTGTCGTAATCTGCATCAGGCTCAATGTAGTGTACAATTTTTGCCTCAGTGGTGTCACCCGTGACAGGAGACAGCAATACGCCACCAACCAGAGAAGAGTAATCGGTCACCCCCTCAAGAGCGGTGCCATCGCCCACTCGCACACGAATGTATGACGAGTTTCTTACACTAATGCCACCGCCAACAATACGCGACCCGTCCTTGAATAGGTGGTCACCGATTTTTGAAATTTGATCTTGTAGGATGGTCTGTAACTGCGTGAGTTCACGCGCCTGCAAAGCGTAACCAGGCTTGAAGAGGACACGCAGGAACCCCTTGTCTGCATCAAAGTCGTCATAATACGGATTGATGTTGAAAATTCGTGGGTCGTAAGCCATATGTTCCTCTTAGAAGCCTAGTCTGAGCCTGAATTCTTCTTCTTGGGCGCGTGTTCTCTGAATGGGTCGCACATTGTCTATGTATAACACCTCGCCCGAGGTTCGATCTATATCAGGCAGGTCAACCGAAGCCACAATATGACCACCCAATTGAGTGCCAGTCAGCCCATCGGTCTGCACGCTCTTGAACTCTCCAAGCACATCAGACAGATACAGTTTTCCATACGAACTGTTCACAAATTCCCAGTCGTAGACCACTCCGCGAGCATAGTGTCCGAACTGCGCAGTAACTCCTTGCTCAATCACATCTCCATTGCTGTAGGAGTTTTGGGTGAGAGTAGAGTATGTGGTGTCGATTGCTCCTGTGGCAGCACTGACGCTAGTGGAAATGTGCAGCACATGAAGTCCTCGGTATGAGGGAGTCTGATCCAGATCAAAATAGGCTTGGCTTGTCTCAACAACCTTGTACAGAGTTTGGTTGTTTGCAGAGTCCGCAACGAATTGAGCCGCACCAAGTCCATCAGTGTTGGTTACCCAAACACTCTCTCCGTATCGCGGAGTCACGCTTGAAACAGTTCCTGTAGCAGCAGAATCTGATCCAACCACAGAATAACCACTCACAAAACTGTTGTCTGTGGTGAGCCGCACATCTAGCGTTCTTCCGCTGACAGTCAAAACCTTGGCACTAGAAATCAGATCATATCCATAAGAAATTCCCGATCCCAAAACTGTTCCTGCGGGAATGGTCTGACTGACAATTTCGTTTTGCAAAAAGTTCGGACTCAAGTCTGCATTCATCGTAAGCACATAATCGTTGTTTCGATCTTGCTTTGTGATGAAGCGTCCAGAGGTGTTCAGAGTTTTCAGAGTGATCGTGTTGTTTGTCGTGGAAGTAGCCTTGACTCCAGATACCTTTGCAGCCGAGTATGACTCTTTTCCGATTATGAGGTTTGCGGCACTCAAATCGAAGATGCTTTGATCCACAGCCGTGCCTACAGGTATGAGAGTTATGTCTCTGTAGTACAGATTTTCTTTTCCTGCAACAACTCCTGTGCCATCTCCTAACAACGGATTCTTGATGATTCCAAACTGTCTGTAGGAACCACCGCCCACAATATTCTCTGCATCGGTTTCGGAAACCTCTACGATGATCAGAATATCCTTTACATTCAGTTCTTTGAGAATGTTGCTGCCATGACCGCCCTTGGGAGACAACACCACACGCAAAGACGGATGCACGGTAACGGCAGTTTTAGGACTAGTTACTTCTGCAAGAATCTTGGAGTAATTAGATCCGCCATTCACCACCTCAACAGATGAGATGGTTCTGTCCGTGGTCATCACGGGATAAGCATATGCGCCGCTGCCATTGCCTGTGATCCTGATGTAAGGAACGATTTCAATTGAAGCAAAGTCGCCGTTTCCGCTAGGATCAATTGTAAAATCAATCTCATCGTCTTCGACAGTGAACACATACTCATTTGTTCCAGCAAGCACATTCGTGATGACTGCATAGTTGTTGATCTGTGCAGAATTGACGGTAGAACTATCGACACGAACCATGTAACCAATGTAATCATTGATGCTTGACACATTTGCGATTCGTGAACGAGAAGCCTCATCCGCAATCGTGATCTTCTTTACTCCATCTGTTTCGCTATATCCAGTCACATTCAGCGTATAAACGGTAGAAAACGGTTCAACGCTTTTACTGATTGCATTAGGATACACGCCAGCAGAAGCACCAGAAGAATTGGAGACTACCATTCGCGTGACCGAACTGTTTACTGCCTCTGCCTGTGTGTTGTATTGATTTTGTGTTTCCGTGTCACTGCTGACGGTCGCAAAGTCTACGGGAATGTAATCCGTGAGTTCATAAGGAAGATCGCTTTCCTTTACGGTAGCGAGATACTGCCACCGATATCCGTCTGCCGTTCCGAACGGAGTGGTCAAAACCTGACTAGGCTTTTCGGTGGACTCTGCTCCGTTTCCGTTGCTCAAGCACTTGTAGATGTTGTTCTCGTCCGTGACAACATAAAACAGTGCGGGATCAGTTTCATCAAATAGATCAATATTGTCATCATATTGATCGTAGACCGTTCCACTCTCCCATTCGTACCGAGGCAGAGCAAAAATGATGTTCTCGGGATTCAGTTTCTTGTATCCGATGATGTCGCTCATCACCTGATATTCCGCAGCCACACTATCAGTATACGCACTGGGGCTGTTTTCGTTTGCCCATGTGGTACCTTTACCGATGAAGAAGAAATACTGATTCTCGTTCCTCTCCAATTCGGCAAGGAAACTCTCTGCGTATGAGCGTTCGATGGATGCCTTCAGGTAACTAGCCATTCGTTTTCCCCTTATAGTCCGACATTACTGTATGTATCGCCGCTCAAGATGGTTCCGTCTTCAAGTCGCGTTCCGCTGGACTTGTATATCGCGTCTGGCAACTTGAAGAACTTTGACAGCGTGACTCCACCAAAACAGATTCCCGCAGGAATGGTAGTGGTGTTTTTGGTGTTTGGGTGATGCTCAATGTTCCAGTATGTCAGCCCCAAATCAAGCGAATAGGAACTTGGATGCGACCGAGTGTATGAGTCTGGCAGTTTGCTTTCCAAGTCCCTGTACTTGCGAGAGAGATATCCGTAAACCTCTTGCCGCTCGGACTCGCTCAAAGCACGGTCAAACACTATGACTTCGTTTATGACTCCTCTAAACGCATTGCCAGTAGAAGCACTGATCCAAGCAGTCACCCAAGCATTGCTGCCAAAGTCAGGACTCTGCACATTTATTTGGCTCGGACCGTAAATATAACCACCAAATCTTCCCAAAACAAATGAGCCAACGCATTCAGGATTTTCTGGCAACAGAGAGTTGCTTCCGCTTCTCCGAACACCCAGACCAGTGGATCGGGAACGATTCGTGGCTCTGTCTCCGTTCAGGTATCCAAAAAGCACATTGGTGGAAGGATATCGACCAACCTCTCCCACAATTCTACCGATATCATAAATGCTGACATGAGGATCATATGCAATTGTGCCACGATTGCTCACTGGTACACCATTGGCGGTTGATTGCGTGCCTTGCCATATCGCATCAAGGCTGATTCCTCCACGCCAAGGATTAAATGAAAATGAAGAAGTGGTGTCGAAATACGCTTTTTGCGTTCCCACAAACGAATAAGAGGATGTGCTGTTTTGATTTGCGAGAAGCCTATCCACAGCATTGTATGATCTACACTGTATGATTGCGTCTTCCAGTGTATTTGATGTCTTTCGTTTTGGAGAAACCCACGATCCAACGAATGCGTAGTTTCTACTAATTGATGTTGTATCTGTGCGGAAAACAACGAATATGTCACAGTCCGCTGTTAGAGTGAGTCCTCTCTGCAACCACAAGTGTCTGGCTGTTAGTAGTTTCTCTCCTGTTGTGCCTGGAGCAAATGTGACACCAAGACCGCCAAGCGTGGTTCCCGATGGATAACCGTAATTGGTGGCACCACGCCATATAGTCCAAGAGTTCGTGAGAGATCCCTCATTGAAATAGACTCCCGTTGCGCCTGCAACACTGTTGTCGTTGATTACAAGAGTGGGACGCAATTTGTCAATCGTGACACCCGCAATTGCAACATCGTCCGACCACTTGCTCCATGTGGGAGGAATAGCGTGATTCTGTGACGGCGAAGCATCCCTCCAAACATCCACAGATGCTCCGCTCACAACAGAACCACACACACCAATATTCTCTGGCTTCAGCCACAGCACAAGTCCAGGCATACCTTCAGGTGTGAACTTGCTCTCTCTACCCAAATACCAAGCAGCACTGCTGCCAAGAGGCGCACCAATCGGATTGTGTGATGTGCGTCCGCTTTCAGGAACATAGCACCAAGTATATCCAAGACTGCTACCCACAAACACGGTTCCGTTTTGGGTAGTGCTGCCGTTTGGTCCGACTTCAGTGGTGCTACCGATATAAGGATTGTAACCCAGTGGGTACAGGTCACCCGTGGCACCGAGCCAATATCCAGAAGCCGTAACTCCATTGTCTCGCAAGTCAATCGTGGTTCCTACAGTGTACGGAGTGTATCTGCCAATGATTGGCGACTCACGATAGGTGGCTTGAGTGGCGTTCTGTATGGAGTTGTCAAGTGATTTCTTCACCAGAATAGAGCCGAACATTCTCATACCTGATGGGTGAATCACGGATTTCAGAACGCTGAAATATACATCAAAAGACACTTCCGACTTCAGTTCATAGGAGAAGTCTTGGTAGTAGTGACCGTCCTGAATCTTCTTGTTTGAAGACACCTTGCCACGGTTTCCCGAAAAGTAACCAGGATAATTCGTGACAGCACTACGCAACGCAACAACCTTTGCGGTCTGCGATCCGCTTTCGCTGAAGATGTTTACTACGATATCGCCAGAATAGTTAAGACCCGAATTGGAAATGCCGATTCTCTTGATTCCGCCTGCCAATCCAGTCTGATCAATTTTTGCAGCAAATCCAACGCCGTTGGAATCCGTGGCAGTTATGGTATCTCCCACGCGATATCCACGACCAGCAACCTCAATGAAAAACTGTCCAAGCACTGAATATGGCGTTTCCGTCCATTCACTGCTGTCCTTGACGATCTTGACCGTTTTGCCTGGTACAAACGACCCGTTGATGTCGGTAATGAAAAACTCGGTGATGGGCAGACCGTTGAACGAGTACTGCACAACACTGTTCACGAACGCGCTTGCAACGAGTTGCGTTCCATCATACTGATAGATGTACCCGTTCTTTCCGCTGAACAGATCGGTTCCGTTTGTGCTTGTTGTCTTGATGGAGCGTGGCTCAATCCACTGTCCATCGGACGCTTTGAGTATATCTGTTTTGGGATAATAGATTTCCAAATCGCTGTCGTACAGAACGCGGAACAGGAACTCGTATGCACTCTTCGTGCCTTTGTTCCCGTAGAAGTCTCTGATTTTTTTCAGAAGCGTCTTCTTGTTTGGCTTGTTGCCGCTCGTGTTTGTAGCGAACAGTTCAGGAAATCCGCTCAAATAGGTTTTCTTGAAGTGATCGTAGAACTCTTCCTCGTTTTGATCAACATCGTAAATGCTGTCTAGTTTTGAAACAACATATCCAGCGTTTCCCTCCTGCTCAAGCCACTCGTAATAAGCCTTGATGAACAGCACCAGTTTGGGATAGTCTGAACGGATAAACTGAGGAAACTGTTCCCGTATGAATGGGGAGAGAAGGTTTTCCAATTCCTCCGTGGTGCTTTGTAGTATGATGTTTCGTATTGCGCTCATTTCACGCCTTCAGTGTCTGCTTGCGGTTTACTTGAGACTGCAATGATACGGAAACCGAATCAGGATATCCTCTGCTGACGCGAAGAATCTTGTTCTCGAAAACAAAGATGTCGTTGTTCTTTGGCTCCACCGTCACCGTGAAGAATGGATTGGTAGAGATCGGAGCGAATGCCGTGTTCATGTTCACTACACCGTTTTCGTAATCAATCGTTCCGATACCAGGATACACCAAAATTTGCTTTCCGTCCGAATCGGTGCTGATGAGATTAAGTTTTCCATATCCATCATCAACAACAGTCACACCAGTCACGGTTACGCCACTGGTGTTTTTGTGCGATATCGCTGTTGATGTTATGATTGGAGAGTGTCCATCATGTGGATGGTACAGAGGATTCTTGAAGTCTAGCGAGAATCCCTTGGAAGCAACCAACTTGCCGAGGTTCACGGTTTTACGCATCTTCACGCGAGTCTCGTTGCCGAGAATGCTGCCGTTCAAAGAGTTGATTCCCTGAACCATCTTGGAGAGATATAGATTGGAGCCAAAAGACTCAAGAATCGTTGCTGAATAGGTGTAGATGTACGATACAACAAGTGCTTTGAGTGTTCCTATTCCCAAAGAAGTAGTATTGGGATCGTATGTCACCAAAGAATCTACCACTATATCAATGTAGTCGGGATCTATGATTTCTGGAATCACCGTGACCACCGAACGATTTTCGCGCAGCACTCGGGAAAGACTGCTCTTTTCGTCCGTAGTGAGTGCGCTGCCAGACTTTGGCTTCACGGCAACAAAAACCTTGCCGTATTGCGGGGGAGTTACCGTTTCACCACCATACACATATACGGAATCGGCGTTGGGATACTCCTTGATAACCGCTGCTGTGTAATCATCTTCCGTGACTGCACGAGACTGTGACTGATAGAAACGCGGAGCCAAAAACTTGATTCGATTTACACTTTCTCCTTGCGCTCCACCCGAGGATGCACTGACAACCGTGATGTCTCCAAGACCGCTCACTGATGTCGTGAATCTCTCAATTCCATTACCGTCATCAGCGTTTGTCTCAAGATACTCCACGATCACAACACTGCCTGCGGCAGGCTGCTTTCCGAGGAAGTCATCCCCAAAGAACAATTCATACATTCCTGCTTCTTTCTCTTGCAGAAAGTACACTTTAGATGTTGGAGTAAGATCAATGTACGATGTTGCTTCTGTCCAAGTGTCTTCGATTCCAGTGTTGTCGGTCGCAGAAGCCTTTACGCGGACTTTGATGGTGGTGGTGTCGATCTTGTCGTTTGGTATTAGCAGATACGAACTCGACCGCTTTGATCCGTCATACACATAACTCATTCTCCGAAGAGTGCCTTCATAGACTTCAATCTCTTGAAACTGATCGTCTTGATCGTTTGCGTAAACGGTGTCAAGCAGCACGAAACGGTATTGGGTTCCTGCGGGATCTGCTCCTGTAAACTCGGTTCCACGGCTCAAATATGTGGTGCTGGATGCTCCGTCTGCATCAACCGTCAAAACCGCTTTGGCGGCGCGGCGTGAAGACGGCACATATCCCAACGCCTTTGCATGAGATGCAACAGACGGACGCAGAACTGCACTGTCAAGGAACATCTCGTTAGCCACCATGTTTGCCTGAAACGCCTGATAGTGCGTGTTATAGGCAAGCACATCAAGCACAGTTGACAGGACTGAACCATCAAAATTGTAATCCTTCAGCGTGTCCTGTGACTGCAAGAACGCCTTCAGTGACGCTTTGGCTTCGTCAAAGTCCAACCCAATGATGTTGAAACTGTTCTTGTTAGCCATTAACGCACCCTTTCTAGCACGGTTGTTAGCCGATCTGTTCTTCCGATTGATCGAATGGAATACTCCACCGTGACCGTGTAGGCGTTGTCATCGGGGACAGCGACCACATCCACGATCACATTTTGAACTCTTGGTTCGTGGTTTGCAATAGTCAACAGAATCCTGTCTCGCAGTTCCATCGCGCTGATTGCATCAATGGGTTCAAACAGGAGTTGCCGAAGTGAACCACCAATCTGTGGCTGAAACAGACGCTCACCATAAGCAGTAGCCATGAGATTCTTCAGGGATGTTCTGATGGCTGCTTCATCACGAACAAGCAACAGATCACCCGTTTTGGGGCTTTTATTGAAAAACGGATCTATGTCCGTATGGATTGGTTTTCCGCTTCCTGTTACCCTTACAGACATTGGCTTTACCTGCTTTTGCTCGCTAAATGGGAGTTTATGTGCGAAACACTTTCCGAAATAATCTGCTCAAGGGCGTTCTCGCTGACTCCTTCTGTCTCTATTTGATCTAGTTGGTCAGCGGAACACCACTGACAGCACAGAAATCCAAGGGGGGTCAGTCCATCCACGCACTTGAGAGGACTTATGCTGAAATACTGCACATTATTTATCTCAAGACACGAACGAAACGCAGAGGGCGGCAATGACGAAACAGCCAAAATCTTGCCGTGGCTTTCTTCAAGCACACGCACCAAATCCATGTATCTGGTCAAAAGGTTGTCCTGCGACTCTAGCAGTATGCTTGATACCGTTGAATCACTTGATTCGTGGGTAACAGAAAACCGCTTGATGGATGTACCATCAGCAAATGCGCCACCGTTATGGAATTGAAATATGAGACAGCGGGAGGCGCGAACCACCAATCGCAATTCGGTGAGCATTTCGTGAATTCGGCTATGTTGATCCGCAAACACCTTATTCTGCTTGTTTTTGGTCTGTATAGACAGTTTGCGCTTTCGTATGGCTCCAATGACACCAATCACCACACCTATAAGCAGGGTTCCAATGAGTTCCCCGAATGTGGTGGCAAAGTCTTTCAGATGGGTCAAAAAATCGGTTTCGTTCATCTTGCGCTTGTCCCGAATCCTGTGGGCGAACCTCCACGCACTGCATTAAGGAAGTCTGGACTCACCAAACTGCCGTTCATCGTGCTGCCCAACTTGAAGCACGGATCGGTGTTTGCCTCGTTGATGAGGTTAGCGAGCGAGTTGATGCTTGTGTATTTTTGAATGAAGTCTGCGGCTTCGTTCTGCATGGCGGTAGTCAAATCCACCACACTCTGTATGGCTGAGTTTGCCGCATCTAATTTCTGAAATGCCGAATCCAATCCTGATCGAAGGCTTTCGACCGCGCCAGCAGTTGCGGTTCCAAGACCAGGATCAATCTGATTCAACACTTTCTCAAGATCCACATTTGCAGCCACAGCGTATTGAATGCTCAACTGACCGTTTTCGTTCACAACCTGTAGTCCGCCACCAATATCAAGACCTTCAATACCGAGAGCGCAGGACAGTTCTCCGTACAGGCTCAAAGAACTAATGATGTTGACTAGTTGCCGTGGATCGGTAAGCCGATTGCATTCTGCTTCAAAACCATTGATAACACCCTGAAGTTGACCCACCTTGTTTTTGACATTCTCCAAAGATGGAAGTGCTGAACTCAACAGGTTACTAGTTCCACCCACCTGAGCCGCACTGATCAATCCTTCGATTCGATTCACATTTGACCCACCCAACTGCCTTGCTATACCGATAGCGGCAGCGTTTGGGTTTTTCAACATCTCACTAGACAGACCAAAGTTGAGAATGCCCTTCTCGCCTTCCGTCAGTTTCTGCTTGCATGGACACTGTTGTTCTGCCATAGATTACCCCACAAAGAAAGTGCTTGATCCTGTCGGCTGATGACCGCAACTAGCCTGACTTGCAATCGTGCAGACTGGAATTCCTCCAAGCACGAAATTTGGGTTGCCCTGAACCATGATTGCGTTGTCGTGTTCGTTGTTGCCGTGATCTTGCACAGGATTACCTTGAACAGCCACGGGAAATCCGTCAACGAAAAAGAAGGGGTTTCCAACCAGTATGGTTCCCCCTGCGGTATCTGCGTTGGCTCTGCATATTCCGAATCCTGGCATACAACCTCCCGTTTAGGTATACGATCCACCATCAACAGAATCATCGCCCAACCCATCACCTATAACAGTAAAGCCCGAACCGCTTTCTTCTGGCAAAAAACCCTTTGTGGTTTCGGCTGTACACACATAGGTGATGCCGTTTCGTTCTACAACATCACCGTAGACATAAACAGTGTACTCTGAAGTGCCTTCGATGTATTTTCTGTGCCTGCCTCTGTACTTCAAGATCCACCGCCCTTCACATCCACACGCTTGGGCTTCAAGACTGCCTCACCCGAGTTCACTTCGATTCGCTTGCCCTGCTGCATCACCATGATGTTACTGTCGGTGATGAACGAAATGGTGCGTCCCGAGAAGCCGATGTCGCCGTCTGCATAAAACTCAATGGTCTTACCTGAAGCCTTCAGCGAGCCTTCGATCTGTAAGTCAACATTGTTCTTCGCTAGTATCTTTGTGTCACCGTTGATCTGAATATTTCCGCCGCCGTTGATTGTCAGATTGATTGCGCCGTCAATCACAAGGTTCAGTCCCTGCTGCCCCTTGATATACACCTTCTTGTCGCCGTGAATAATTTCATAGTCATCACCCACGATTCGCTGCACACGGGTTCCGTCTGGATTATTCTGCCAACCACTGCCGATTTCGGTGAATGTTCCCGACTCATGGAATTGGTGTATTCGCTCTGCGCCAGGCGTGTCATCCCATTCTTCAATATGTCCGCTCTCGGTGTATTTCACATGATTCTTGGGATACTCTGCTGCGTATGGAGTCTGTGGCTCGCTCCATTTGCCGCCGCCTGCAATGTCTGGTGTGCTTGGAATATCCGCCTGAACCGTGGAAGCCCTGTACGCAGCAACCGTACCCTTCATCTTTTCCTCATCATCGTTTCGGGCAAGTCGATTGGTGTCCTGCTCACCAACAACCGAAACTCCAATTGGAAACTTTTTTGCTTCCACATCAGATTGTTTTGCAGGATACCGACCGCTTGGATCAGCGAATCCTTTGCTTGTGTCTGCCTTCTCAAGAGGAACACCACCGAATGATCCGATCATTACGGGATCTTGCGCTTCGTCCCCGTCCCTGAAGAATCCGAACACATGGGAACCAACAAGCAGTCCCGTAGGAGACTGACCGATTCCTGAAACAGCAGCACTGGTGATGGGCTGCATGGGATACGCCCACGGAAGAGCGGATGTTGGTAGTTCGGTTTTGTCTTCGGAATGAAATCCGAAGACACGAACCCTGCATCGCCCAAGGTACAGAGGATCAGCGGTGTCTTCTACTACACCGTGCCACCACACAAACCCTTCTCGTCCTAGAAATCCCTTCATTACACCCCCATACAGTTTCTGGACAGTTCCATTTTTGCCGAATAAGAATTAGTTAGAGTGTGTCTTATACCAGTCACCATGAACTGACCGCTCATGTTTGGATCATTTTCTCCCTGTAGATATGGAGAATCAGACTGCATCTTTGGCACTGATAGATTCACGATGTCTCCCACCCTGCGGCGACTGTCTCCAAAGATGGTTGCAGCAAGTTTCTGCGTGAGAAACGCGCCAAGATGATACTTGCGCGGCAAGAACAAAGACTCTACATTGAAATTGTCAATCAATTTATTTGCGTTGCTGTGAACCGTATACGGAGTAGTGGGCATATAGTAGTATGCCGCACCACGCTTCAGCAGTCGGTCGGATTCAGGATCTTCAGGCTTGAAGCGTGGCTTGTCTCCTAGTTTTCGCATGGAATCAAACACGCCATTTTCAAAAAACTCTATACTACGAACCTGTTTTCTCATAAGATCGTGAACACGAACATTTGATGATATGATTCCATTCATTATGTTAGACGCAACATCGAATCGCTCCAACTCCTCAAGATCCTGAATCTTGTGATATCTCACAGGCATATTGCTGTTAGCCAGATCAGGAAGATCGCTCCGCTCTTGTTCGTATGGTAGGGCGCGATTGTTGCCCATAGTGTAGATGTAGCCCATAGAATTGACCGATCCATCTTCAATGATCTTTGACAGGCTCTTGAAACGGTGACCGTCTATTGTTTCGTAGAACAGATATGGACTATAGTCCTTTCCTATGCTTGCGTGTGCTTTCGAAGACAACCAGTTGATGCTTTTGAATGGCGTGTTGCTTCTTGGTAGCACGAAAGAGTAGTTGTCCTTCGTGGGCTGAATCTCAAGACGGTCTTTCCACACAGATTCGGGAAAGTGTTTAGAGAAAATAGTACCAACCATCTCTGCTACGGAACCCGACATGGCGTATCCGCAGTATTCCGAGTAGTTGAAGTATCCGCCTTCACTGACAAGATGCAACACATACTGCTGTGTCTTTCCTGTCTCTCCGATGATATGCGAATCAAACTTGTATACTCTAAACACCAGTTCAACAGGCTCAAAATCATCCAAGTCGGTCTTGAACGATATCTCTACCTTCTCCTGTCCCGATATGGGTAACCGTTCAGGAAAATTGTAAGCATCATCTATTATGACCTTTGCGGTCAAGTAGTTCGAAAAGATGTCCTCATAAATCTCAATCTTCGTGTACAGGTCGCTCAAATCCACGAAAGCACCTGTCACCAAAGAAGTGATGACGAATCGCTCTAGCGAGTAGTCGCCTGGTTTATGAAGATTATTTCCTGATACAGCCTGATTAGCCATGTGTTACACTCGCAGCAGGGACTCTAGTTCTTTCACCGCTAGTTTCTTATAACGCGGATGCAGAACTTTTATGGTTCGCTTGCTCTCATTGATCGTGTTCTCATAAGAGTAGTTGCTGATCGCGTAATTTCCAACCTTATCACCTGATATTCCCATGTATCGACCGATGTAGGTTTCCCAAAGATCAATCGTGCCAGAACCATTGTAGTTCAGTCCTTGGCTTTCGGTGGTGGGATATTCATCTTCTTCGCTACCAACAACTCCACCAACAACAGAGTAACTAGTGTTCTGTTGAGAAAGAGAGTCAACATAAGCAGTTTCATTTGCGCCGCAATCACCCGATGGACGAGAGACTTCAAAATGATGAACCGCAGTATAACTTGGATCTACTCGATACAGGGTAACAGTTACAGAATCGCCGCCACTCAAACCAAGAACGGCGTCACCTTCCGAAAACTCTGCGCCCCGTACAGTGAGTTTGCAAAACTCTGGCTGATAGTCATACACTGCTGCCGAAACGCTGCCTTGCTGAAGACTGCTTCCAGTCACAATGTTTTTGCTATAGTAAAACCCACCAGCGGTTGTTCCGAAATACACAGAAGAGCCTCCATACTTTTTCTGAATGTACTCTTCCATCGCAAAGGATGATTTGTACCACCCGTGATACGGATCAATAATGTCGTTCGTCAATAGGATGATCCAATGAAAAGCAGCATCACCATAAACTCGCTGTGCAATATGTTCTGGACGCTCTCCGTCCTTTACATCATACTGAAGAAACACACCTTCACCACTCTTCAGGTCTTCATTCAGCGCAACCCTGCGAAGAATGTTGCGAGTTAGAGCATAGCGGAACACCTCTCCGTCACGAACAGGATACTGCAATACAGGAAACTTTGAGAAGTATGCCATCAGAAGCCCTTCTTGATGTCTTCGCGGGTGAGCAGACCGATTTCGCTGAACTGTAGCGTCATGGTAACTGCTGTTGGAGCATTGTTATTGAAAGAACTCCAGACGGAGTTGGGGGTATAATCCACAGAAACCGAGTTCAACGCACAGCGAGCAATCTTGGGAATGTACTCGTTCTCAACGAATCCACCCTGATTCGGATTTGAATTGGTAGACAAAAAACGAATCTCAAACTCCGCAGGAACGCGAAGAATGACTTCAACCTTTTGCTCTTCCTTGCTTTCGGTGTCGGAATCCCGTGCAGGATGTGAGTGGTAGCGGAATGTTTCAATGATGTCCCGAACCGTGTCTGATTCAGCCTGATTACGCGGATAGAACTCCCAACTGAAACTGAAGTTTCGGAAATCCTTCTGCTTGAACAGTTTTTCCAATACGGGATTCACAACTTTTCCTGTGCCAGCACCCACGGCTCCACCAAGACCAGGAACAGCATTCAACGCTTTGTTTGCTCCAACATAAGCACCCTGCTGAATCGTTTGAAGTGGAGATCCTGCAAAACTTCCAGCACCTTGCATCAATGCTTGACTGGTGTCTTCATACTGAAAGGTGTCTTCATTGTTGATCTTTGTGCAGAACGGAAGATATACAGAAACCATCTGATCGTACACCGCATCGTTCTTGAACCCCTTTGCCAATCCAACTCCAGCGGCTCCCACTACCGCACTGCCTGCGCCGCCTGCCGCTGCCCCAATCGCTGCGCCCTTCAAACCACCCATCAGCAGACCAGCCACTCCACCAAGAATGGCACCAGCACCACCAAAAGAAATGGCTGCATCTCCTGCACTAGTAGACTCAATCTTTTCATTCAGTCTGCTCTGCACTAGCAGGCGTTCTTGCTCATCCAAACCAACTTTTCCGATGCCGTTGCTGATGTCTGCGGAAATATCGGTAAGACGACTCTGATATGATGATACGGTTTTTTCAAGTAGGTCTTTTGCTCTGGCAGGATCGCTTCTCAGCAAAGACGCTGCGCTACTATTGCCCGAAGGATCAACAGTATCGACTAGTGGCGTTTCCAACAGAGCAGCGATTTTTTCATCTTGAAGTCCTCCTCTAGCAATCATTTCAGGAGTCAACTCGCCACTCTCAATCATTTCCTGAAGAGTTTGGAGATTTCCAATAGTATTCTTTGTCTCTTGCTCTATCTTGGTTGCCGCTTCTTTCAAGTCTCGCGGCTCGAACCTCCAGAACACCTTGAACTGCATGACATGGGGCAACTGTCCGCTAGCAATATCAAGCGGATACCGAAGTATGCGTGGAAGGGTACGGTCACCCCTCGGTCCCTTTGGCACACCCTCCAAAGCCGCAGTCACGGGATCTTGTATTTGTGAATTGAATACTTCTCTTGCGTAGTTGCTGGTACGGTTTGTAGCCGTAACAGGACCGCTTGATTCTCCGTTTCCGTCAACGGGAACATATTGCGTTTGGTTGTAATAGTTCGGTATGGAGGACATTTACAGCGGTTCCTTTTGAAGAATGGCTACATATTTATGTATGGCATACAAAGGCTATTTCAGACCCGAAAACCCGTCCAAGTACATCGGCAATCCCACACAGATAATGTATCGAAGTATGTGGGAGCGCAAGTTTATGAAGTACTGCGACCAAAGCACGAATGTCCTTCGATGGGCATCGGAAGAAGTAGTCATTCCATATTTCAGCCCCGTGGACAAGAAATCCCACCGCTACTTCGTGGACTTCTTGGTGGAAATACGCACACCCGAAGGCATAAAGACCTGGTTGGTGGAGATCAAACCGAAAAAGCAGTGCCGTGAGCCTGAAAAGAAGAAGCGAGTCACCCGCTCGTACATCACCGAAGTGAAAACATGGATCACAAACAAAGCAAAGTGGGAAGCGGCAAAGAAGGTGTCGGACGCTCGGGGATGGGAATTCAAAATATTGACCGAAGATGATCTGTTCCGCAGGAGTTCAAAATGACAGAACCATCCGAGGAGATGCAGGCTCTCATAGAGGAAACCACGACAGCCCTTGGAGCAACCGATCAGACCTACATCCGCCTGATCAAACTGTTTCAGAAAGAGGGAAAACTGTCCTTGCCGTCACGGGTATTCTCTGGGCAAATGGTGTTTTTCAAGTACAAGCCTGTCAGCGAATCTTTCATTTCACGAAATACATACTATGATCTGTATCCGCTGGTACTGATTTGCGATGTCACAAGAGAAGGATTCGAAGGCGTAAACCTACACTATTTGAATCCACAGTACCGAATGTTTCTGTTCGAACAAATAACCAAACGCCTGCCAGTACTGAAATCGGGGGACGAATGGAGAAACAGGCTGATGATTGACTACAGCCGCCTGAAGTCGCATAGATCCATGAAGTTCTTTAGAGCGTGCTACAGACGATACTCATGGGACGGAATGAAGCGAAGACCTGTTGTGATGCCGTATGAACTTTGGGATCAGATGGTTGCTGCCGAAACAAGCAGATTTGTCGGAGCAAGACCCGTAACAGTTTACCGAGACTCGTATCACAAAGTAGTCAAAAGAGGAAGATGATGGCTAATCTACCGTCCAACATCAACGAAATAGTAACAAACATAACGAACTCTGGACTTGCGTACAGCAACAGGTACGAAGTAGATTTTGGATTTCCGATCAGTCACCCATCACGGGACGAAAACGCGAAGCGATCCATGCTTGTTCGCTGCGACTCCATCATAATTCCTGGACGGTCACTGTCAACCACTCCGTACAGGTACTATGGTCCTGCTCGGAATATGCCCTATGAACCCATATACAGCGGAGAGATGAACCTATCAATCATACTGTCTGCTGATTTGCGAGAGCGAATTTTCTTTGAACGCTGGCTAGACTCTATTGTGAATCCAGTGAACTACAAATTTGGGTTCTACGATACCTACATCACAAATGTAGCCATTACAGTATTGGACAAGACAGACACTCCCGCAGCGCGGTATATTGTAGAGGAAGTATATCCAAAGGCGGTGAGCGATATTCAACTAGGATACGACCGCGACAACGACTTTCTGAAAACAGAAGTCACTCTATGCTTCAGAAAGTACTACGCCGAATATTTGGGTTCCGTGCAGCCTCCTCCAATGATTGCTGCTCCCATGCCTGTTGTTCCCTCAAGTCAACCGCCCCCGCTTCTAGCAAACGACAGTCTTCCAGACCCCGCCCCGCAGTTCTCTCTATTACAAGACTGAACCATCTCGCATTCGTGACATAAATACGAGACAACCCTATATTGAAAAGGATCGCCATGACCTTATTGAACCTGACTTCTGCTTCGTTGCCACAGTACACAATGACACTGCCAGTATCTGGTACGGTATGCAAGTTTAGACCGTTTCTCGTCAAAGAAGAAAAGATCCTGTTGCTGGCACTACAGTCAAAGGATCTGAATCAGATCAATGACTCCATGAGAAATGTGATAATGATCTGCACAAACGGAACAATCGACACGAAGAAGTTGTGTTCTGCTGACGCGGAATACGCCTTCTTGCAGATCAGATCAAAGTCAATCGGTGAAGAAGCAAAACCAGAGATCACTTGCTCCAAGTGTGGCAAGCAGGTTTCTGTGAAGGTCAAATTGGATGAGATCACCGTAAAGAAAGAGAAGAAAGAGAAGATTGATCCCACGATAAAGATCAACGACAATCTTTCGATTGTGCTGCGTTACCCATCCATTCACGATGTAGACCACTCCAAGAACGAAGTAGAGATTGCATTCGATCTAGCGAAGCGGTGTATAGAGTCTGTGATCCTTAACGACCAAGTGCATGAAGCCAAAGACATCAACCAAACCGAACTGTCCGAGTTTGTGGACAACATGATGCCTGATCAGTTTGCAAAAATTATGGACTTCATCAGTAGCGTTCCAGAATTGATCTATCAATTCAAGTATCCATGTCCAGAATGCAAGGAAACGGTGAATGTGGAACTCAAGAGCGTATCGGATTTTTTTCACTAGCCCTCTGTCATAACGACTTGGGGGCATACTACCAAGTAAATTTCATGCTCATGCAGCACCACAAGTACTCGCTAGAGGAATTAGAAAACCTAATTCCTTGGGAGCGAGAGGTATACATACAAATGCTGACTGCTCACCTGAAAAAAGAACGGGAACGGGTGGGTAAAAACAAGCGGCTGTGACCCTTATACATGATGCGTTAAAGGGAGTCTCATGGCTAAAAGGTATTCAGAATCTGACATCAGACGACAAATGTCGGCACGGCAAGGAAGAGATGCCCGTGGTCGATATCTTCCGTTAGAGTCTGGACAGAGACTTTCAGATATACGAGCAGCAGCACAAGCAGCGTCTGCTGCCACGGGTGAGCCACCGCCTATTGGAATTGCTGATGCAGCGGGGCAGTCATCACAGCCAAGTCAACTCACGGTGGCTGCTGCTGTTCTTCTACGCGAGGCAAAGGGACTGTCTATTGATGCCGAATTTGCCGAAAGCCAAGAAGCAAAGCGGATCTACGCAAAAATAAAGGTAATCAGAAAACTGGCTGAACGCTCGGCGGACTCTGCGGCGGTAACAGCAAAACTAGATGAGATCATCAAGCCCGTAGAAGATCAACTTCGCAAGAAGGCGTCTTTCTCTGAATATTTGAAAGAACAGGTTCAAGACTTCCGAAAGACACTGCCAGAGCGACTGCTGTCAAAGATACCCGTAGTTGGAGGTTTGCTTGGTGGCTTTATGCGTCAACGAAGGGAAGCCCAAGAGGAAATGGGTGGATACGAGCGTCAGATACTAAGACGCGGAGCAGGAGGCGGTGGATCTCCAATTTCAGGTGTTTTGGGTGGCGGTGGAGATGCCTTGCGAAGGCGCGAGCAGGAATTCGAATCATCCAAGTTCCCAACAAAGACCATCGAAAGCATCTACGAAGAAGTTGTGTCTATTCGAAAGATGCTTGAAAAAACATCAAAGGTCGCTGGCAAGGGCGCAGGCGGAATGCTTGGTTCTCTTATGGATATGTTTGGAGGACGGCGAAGCAGAATTGGACGCCTTTTCAGAAGAGGCAGAATTTTCGCAAGACGACTCGGAAGAAGAATTGGCAGAGCAGCCCGAGGTTTTGGACGAGGTATTGGTAGGGCTGCATCTGCTGTTGGGCGCGGAGTGAGAAGAGCAGCATCCGCTGTGGGCAGAGGTGCTTCTGCTGTTGGACGCGGAATAGGAAGAGCAGCATCTGCCGTTGGAAGAGGAGTCGGATCAGCAGCATCTGCCGTTGGAAGTGCAGCATCTTCTGCCGCAAGCGGAGCAGGAGGATGGATGTCTAGCGCATGGAATTGGACAAAAAATGCAGCCAGTTCCATGAATCCCATGAACACAATAAAGGGAGCAGTAAAATCTGGAGCAGGGAAAATTATGAAGGGCGTAGTGTCTCTGCCTGGACTAGGTGCGCTTATCAGTGGAGCAATCGGTGCGCTTGACATAATGAACATCAAGAACGATGCCACCATGAGTCCAGAAGAAAAGAAAGAGCAAATAGGAAGAACGCTCGTAGGCACTCTCGGCTCTGCAATCGGATCAGTGATTGGCGGATCAGCAGGAACAGCACTAATTCCTATTCCTGGAATAGGAACAATTGTTGGAGCAATGGGTGGAGCATGGGTCGGAGAAACACTTGCAGAAATGCTTGCGGATACTGTTGGAGGAAAAGGTATTTACGACTTGGTGTCCTCTATTCCTGGTATCGGTTCATTGATATCAGTTGACGAACAGACTCTTGGACAGGGAGAAGGAGCAGAAGGGTCAATTGGCTCGCCAGCCACGCCAAACACTTCTGTTGGAGCAATGGCAAATCAGGTGGCAGCGGAGCAAGATGCGTTCCAAGACGCTACGATGTCTGCCATGAGCGGACCTCCATCCAATCCAACCGTGAACAACTCTAACATTCGGTCGAATGTGACAAACAACATCAATAATTTCAATGATGACCTTCGAATCAGAAACAACGAACCCACGATCAAAACGATGCAAGCAGCATCTCATGTGTACTAAAAAGAAAGAGGCGCACCGAAGTGCGCCCCTTGCTGCGAAACCGAAGGCTGCTAGTATTTAGTCGTCACTAGCCAACTTCTCAAAGTAAGAGAGTGCATCCTCTGTTTCATCGTCATTGCTGACGGATTCCTTCACAGGACTCTTCTTCGGGGGCTGCGGAGCAGCCTTCTTCGCAACTGGAGCAGGAGTATCGTCTTCGTCATCAAACGAAGCCTTCTCAGCACCACCCTTTGCTTCAGCCGAATCAGCCGTTGCGCGGATGTTGCCACCAAGAACCATCTCAAGACGAGCCTTGAGTTCATCGTAAGACTTGAATGACTTCGGATCAGTGAACTCCTTCAGGGAGTGTTCCGTCTTCCACAACTTCTCAAGCGCAGTGTCATCGCCACCAAGCAGAGCAGAGGGGGCAGCGAACTCGCTCTTGTCATAGTTCGTGTATCCGTCCACCTGACGAATCTTCAACTTGAAGTTTGCACCCGACCAGAAATCAAACGGGTTCAGGGGCTTCTCGTCTTGGAACTGCGGATTCATCGCCTCCTGAATCTTCTCGAAAATCTTCTTGCCGTACTTGAACAGAAACACCTTGCCCTCGTTCTCGGGGTGCTTGGGGTCGCTGACCACAAGAATGTTGCTGACATACGACAACTTGCGCTTACGGTCACGCGCAATAGCCTTGTCCTTGTCTGATCCGCTGTTCCACAGCATGGAATTCATCTCACTGACTGGATCCTTTAGACCAATCGTGGTGAGCGAGTTCTCAATGTACCAACCGCCTGGACCACGGAAACCGTGATGCCAGATCCGCGCCCACGGCAGATCCTCACCATCGGGAGCAGGGAGGAATCGAATCTCCGCGTAGCCATTGCCAGTCTTGTCAGTTTCAGCCCTCCAAAGGCGGTCGTCCTTGTAAGACTCCGACTTCTTCGCCATCTTGTCCATTTCGGATGCAAGAGTCTGATAGGCGTTCTTCGATGCACTCTTCATGTCCTTGAAACCCATAGTTGTCTCCTTGTACGAGGTGTACGCTGTGTGTTGAATGTGTGACGAACAATTCAGTCACAGGTATGTAGGTAAGATACCACACACCTGTGTGTAGTCAATGGTCAAACAGGCAGTTTTGACTTTTTGGGAAGCAGGTTCAGTTCCTGCCCTTCAGCCTTGATTTTTTCAATGATCGGCTTGCTCAAGAACTTGGCAGCGACTTGTGGCTCAATACCGAACCGCTCACAAACGGCTATTACCGCATCAATATACGAAACTTCGTACTTTTTGACATGGTTCTCTACTTCGCGTGGGAATCGTATGTTGTTGATGTCCATAGTAGCCTTGCTTTCGGAAATATACATAGGTAGTAACCCTATTTAGGAAGAAATACCCACAGACCACGCACAGCGGAGAAGCCAATGGGAGCAACCAGCGACAACTACACGATTGTTACTAGTGGTATTACTTATACCATAGCCAGCGATTATGTCAAGCCCTCGGGCGGCGAAACCGCTCACTTTCAACTCGTCAAGGTTGCCTACGGAGCAGACAACACCGCGAATTATGTCAGCGCGTCCACTCCTCTACCTGTTGGCATCTGTGGTTCCATTCCACGATACGAATATTTGTCAACTCCGTATTACAGTATTGCCACGACCATCGTGGGATTCACTGGTTCGTCCATCAAGATATCGGGCGATTCTGGTGGAACAGCAGTTGGCGTGACGGGAGAAGTCACCGTAACCGCAACCGATTTGGATGTCAGAACCCTGTATGGTGGTGAAGTGGGGTATACCCTAGGAATAACCACTGGAACCGATTATATGGCGGTTCAGGGTATCTACGGCGGATATCCTGTCGGAATAACTGTTGACGGTTCGCTGCCTGTTTCTCTGTCTGTGTCTTCAAACATTGGAATATTTGGAGTAAGCGGAGCGACTGCGGTAGGAGTCACATTCGGAACAGTAAACATCCGTGGCATAACTGCCGCATCGGACACAATCACTGTTTACGGTGGCGGAACAGCATCCACTGTGTCTGTCGGACTGTTTGGATTCACGGGAGCAACCGCTGCTCCCCTGTACGCAGAAAACAACGCTCTCAATGTTAATGTAAAGACATTCGGTGTAGGTATCAACGGCGTAACAGTTTCTGCTGCAAACCTAGACATACGAGACATCGACTATACCGTAGACACGATTACTGTGGTTGGTCAAGGAGCGTCAGACAACGCATCAACTCCACGAGCCACCGTACCCACATACATCAATGCGCTATCGGTAGGTGGAAGTCTACTACAAGTGGGAGGTGTCACGGGAGCAGGATGGAGT